TTGGTTGCTTATTCTAACTGTATTTGTAAAAACACTTGAATATCGGTTGCTGCAGCATCGGATTTTAAACTTTGTCCCGTACCAGGATCTTTCGGTGTTGGAGGAAGATTTGGTTTAACTCCATTTGCTTCTGCTTTTGGATTATAATATTTTTCTGGGTTACTCACATAATCCTTAATTAGTGCGTCATTTTCTTCTTCAATAGTATAATTTATTCCAACTGGTGGAGATGGGCGAACAGGAGTTTGTAAATATCCAAATTGATTTACTCTTGGTTCACCAGATTCAATAAATGTTAGTCCTGTTGATTCTACACTTGCTGACTCAGCAATATCTCCAAAATCACCTCTAGCATAATCCAAACGCATATTTCCACCAGTTTTTAGTTGCATAGAAGAATTTGCAGTAATTAAACCACGACCTTCTATTAAACAATTTAAATCACCACTAGCCTTGTAATTTAAGTTGGCTGCTTCTAATGTATATGTGCCAGCAACATTGGTTTTCATATCACCACCAACTGTTAGATTTAAATCATTGGCTACATTTATATCAGCATTATTTTTTAAATTAATAAGAGAAGAACCCTCAACTTCAATATCAGCATCACCTTGAACTAAAATACTAACACCATTCCCAACAGTTAAAATACATCTACCACCAATAAAAATAGATCCATTTTTATCAACAATAGTATATCCATCACCAACAATTTTATTAACTTGAGTTCCATTTGCATCTATGTCTAAGAAAGATCCTGCTCGATGATATAAACTTATATTTTCATGAGTTGGTGTATCATCTAAAACAAATAGATGACCTGATTCTGTTTCATAAACTTTTGAATATGGGTATTTACCACCGAATGGCGCAATTGGTTGCTCCCAAGTATCGCTATCATTTGCAATAGGAATTTGTTTAGTTCTGGTTGAGTCTTTATACTCAATCGCAGTTTCTTTTATAACACCTCTGGCTAATCTATTAGTATCTGGTTCATCTAGTAAATTACGTAGTGGATATTTACCTGTTGGATCTTGAAAACCAATAGAAACTGCTGATGAACGATCTTCTAGTAAAGCAGCTTGTTTTGCTGGTGGTAGATCCTTTACTTCTTCTTTTGTGTAAGTTTTTTGTAAATCCGCAGGTGGTTTGTTTGTTGGTTCAACTGTAACTACACCACCTAAAAAATACTCATAGTACTTTTGTTTTTTAATATAACCAGTTCCATTGGCATCTGCTCCAGTGCGTTTTAATGCTGCTTGAAAATATCCTGGATCATTTTGTTTGTGTTTAACATAGAGTGCATAAAAAGCACACGTTGCTAACGCAGCAACTGCTGGATCATCTAGAAGAGATTGAGGATTATTAACAAAATCAACTTTTATGTTTTTCTTTAAAAGATAATTTTGTAATTTAGTATATAAGGATTTACCAGTAATTTGATTGAAGCCACGACCATAATACTTTGCGCCATCGTCTGGATCTTTATGTCCCACTAAAGAACCATTGCCTTGCGGACTATAAATCTTTCTAAAGAAGTCTGCTCTAGTTCCTTGCCATTTAACGTATGGTTGAGCAGATTCTGGTGTTGGGAATGTTCGTCTAAACACTTTAGCCAAATACTCTGCGCTTCCGTAAAAGTATCCTTCCTCAACAGTTTGCCAACCAGACTCACCACCACATATACCAAGAATAGCACATTTAGCATATTTTGAAGTTATTCCAACTTTTTCACACGCAGCCAACAGATGTTTAATATTTGCTTCGGCAGTTGTAGGATTAGAAGTAGATCGTGGAGGTGGTTTTGTTGGTATGTCTTGATTTAAGACAGCTGGTGGTGGGGTGTTTGGAACAGGCTGCGCAGTAATATCTGGCTTTGGTACTGTTGCAGCAGGTGGTGCATTTGGAATACCAGATTCTTTCGTACCTACTTGAACAGGAGTGCCTTGATTATCAACAATGGGCTCTCCATTAGTATCAGTTAAAATACCACCATTTGTTATTACGATATTCCCAGAGTCATCAGCTGCAAGTGCTGCTAATTTACTCTGAGGTATGCCACCAACAGTTCCAAGCATAATTGGTAACTGCTCATTTTTATCAGCAAATACAATAACAACAGTAGATCCCTCAAGTGGACCAGTTGGAGACCAACCAATACCATTTAAAGAAGCTGATGTAACTGACTGCATTGGAGTTGCCCATGGCAACTCGGCAGTTGGTAACTGTACCTTATCATGAGTGTGTAACCCTACAATGCGAACCTGACATCTTCCAAGCTGCAATGGATCATTTCTACTTTCAACTACGCCTGTATAAAACATTATTTGTCTTTCCTATCAATTTTTATTTGAACGCTGTCTTTAATTAATTCCATGTGACACTCATGTCGTTCACGTGTCACATAATGGTTTACAGCGGATATAATATAAAATCCTGAAAACATTTGATCAATTAAATCCGCATTATTATCACTTGATTTTACTGGTTGCATTTTGTTTAGAGTTAATGATACCTTTTGTCCAGCTGTATAATCACATCTACCTGGAACCGTAATTTCAATTTTACTAGATTCAGCCAATTTCATTAAAGAAATTCGTTCTTGTTCATGTTTGAAATTAGTAACATCACCAAAACTAGTAAAATTTGCAACACTTCTTGGATAATTTATTAACAAATTGCTTGATTTAAAAATAGCGTTTTCGCTGACCATTTTATTTGGGTTCAAATGATTCAATTTGTCATAGTTATCGCGTATATTGTAATTTCTTACATTATATTGTTTTTTAGTTAAATCATAAGAGATTAACTTAGATGCATACATACCATTACGTATTCTATCCATATAATCATAAGCAACTGGGATAGAAATATTTTCTATCCTTCTATAATCTTCATTTGCGTTTCTGGCATCACCACCTTTTTGAATACTATCGCGCATATAAGAATCTTTAACAAATGATTGATACAATCCATTTGTATATAAAGAATCTAATGATATAAAATAAAATCCGAATCGATTTTCAAAGAAAATATAATTTGGCGCATTATTTTTATTAACTGCAATAGCAGTACAATAATTAATACATCTAGCAGGTGACCAAAAATTTGAAATAAATTTAATATTTTTATTTGTTGGTTCAACAAATACATCTTTCTTACTTTGTAATCCATTAACATTATCAGAAATTATTGACTTAACAATATCTTCAGGTTTACCTGAGTAAGTTTTACTAATCTTTTTATTTAAATCTATAACTGCTTCTACTGATATAAAATGTAGAACATACGCTACTAGTTTATCTCCAAGTAAAACTCTATCTGCCATTTTATAAATGTAAAACGCACCTCTAATATTTTTTTTTGAATCTAAACCTGGTGTTACAATTTCAATACGCAACATCTCTTCACCAACGAATGGGAAAAGATTTGCTAAATCAAAAGATTCTCTTATCGTTAGAGAGCCAGAAATAAAGGGTGAAAAAATATCTTCATAAATTGAAATGGCAATAACCTGAGCAGCGATATCCTGCTTTAAACCGCCACTGGTGTATATGAAGCATTTTTCAATACTAACATCACCAGCGAATCTTAATTGTTTATCTGATGATTCCATTAAATTTCGTCTTCAAAGTTTTTCAAAATTGTAGATAACAATTCTTTAGATATAATTTTAATTCTTCGTTTTGATTCATTTAATTGTTGTTCGTAATTAGCGTTTGTAATTGGAACTGCTAAAGGATAATTTGAAGGTACAATTACCCCATTTTCATTTTCATAATGATGGATATTATTTGCTGTTGCGCCATATTTGTCTACTATATACTGATCAAGATTCGGTTGAGTTAATGGCCAGTCTTTTAGATAGTCGTATCGTTCATTAACTAACATAATAATCCAGTGATATTCAGCATTACCATAAATTTGCTCAGCAACAATTTCTGGAGTCTCACCTTCAATAATATCGTAAAAATCATATACTGTAATATTCGCAAGAACGTCTCTACGGAAACGTATATTTCTTGTAATGTCAGTAAGTATTAATGCCTTCGTCTGAGTTTCTTGTGCTGTATATGGTGATGAAATAGTTACTGTTGGTATAGTTGTGTACCCAAAACCATTTTGTGTCATAATTACTTCACGAATGGAACCATTTTCTACAATAGCAAATGCTTGTGCTGCTAGCTGGTTACCTTGAAATTGTTCGTTTGGTGCCGAAAAAGTAATTGTTGCAGAAACATATCCAGTTCCACCATCATCAATACGAACACCAGTTACCTGACCACCAGCAATAAATGCTGTTGCCTTTGCTTGAGTTCCAGAACCTACAACTTTAGTAATATCAAAGTCGTAAAGCATTTTTGGAAAATTCTTAAAATACATTATAGTTTATCCTTAACTTTCTCTTTAGTCAATAGAGCCAATTCACGGAATTGAAGAGTAATATCAATTTGAGATGGCATACCATCTTGGAATGTATTAAACATTCCATTTGGAGCATAATTGATACTCATATCTGTGAGAACACATGATGTGTGACGATGCAATTTAGTATTCTCTTGACCATTTTGATAATAAAAAATATCAAATTCAGATGGATAAATGTAAACAAAATTGTTACTATCTTTAAACTCTGGGTGCATATGATATTTAAACTGTTCAATAATATTCAATACTTTTTGCGCTTCACTTGAGTTTCTTGTGCTGTATATGGTGATGAAATAGTTACTGTTGGTATAGTTGTGTACCCAAAACCATTTTGTGTCATAATTACTTCACGAATGGAACCATTTT